CTGTTTTGATTTAAATAGATGCTTCTTTTACTTCCAGTTATTCTATCAAAATCTATTGAAGAATCACTTGGTTTTAAAGCATTACCATCCGCATCAAATAATATTCGACAATCATTGTCTTGAAGATATGCAGAACTCCAATTGGTTTGAATATTTTCCGTTAATGGTCTTAGTACACCACCGCTATATAAAGAAATACGAACCCAATTAACATAATCAGAAGGCAATATATACCTTAACTGATCACATATATCTAATTCTAAAATTTTTATCTCTTTAAAAGCATCGTAGTTTAACTCTTGAATTGCTCTTTTTGCGTGAAATAAAACCCTATATCTTTCTTCGTTGTTAACTAAACTATGGTTTCCAGAATACATCAACATGAAATTGTTTACAATGTCTTGTAAAGAAACATATTGGTAAGAACCCCAGTTTTTATCTTCAGGAACTGCACCTCCGTTTTCGTAATATTGATATTGACTAATATACGCCATTATGATGTTTGTGTTTGGTTATTTAATAATTCCGCAGCCTGAGCCTTATTTACGACATCCATTTCTCTTATAGAGAGACCAGCCATTTCTAGTATTTTATTAACTATAGAAGGTTCATCTGATAACGGAAGCTCAAAATCTTGATAATCTCCTTGAGTTTGATCAAACACAGGCTGACCTCCAGCTAAAGTTGCAAAAGTCCATTTAGGGTCTTTTGGATATCTAACATAAGTTAAACTAACATCGTCCACAATACTTGTTGGATAAACCCTTACTGAATTACTTAATGCTGGTGCAGGAACTGCTTGAGGCTTCGGATTAATAACATACGCAGGATAAGTAGTAGATGGTGCTGTTAAATTAGACATTAGTAATTTTTTAATCTTACTTAAAGTAACTCTTTCAATAGTTAAAAAAGATCCAGCAGGAGAAGTGTAGTTTAAATCTAACAAAGTATACCAATTGTCAGGTAACGAAAAATCACTAGTTCCTGGTACGTAAGGTAAAACTTCATCGACTGTAAATAAATCAACGACCTCGGCAAGTTGCTGCTTTAAATCTGCATAGCCCGTTCCTGACCGCCTAGCGTTTTCTAAATTTATCTGAGTATTAAAATCACTAAAATAGTTTTCAAATAAATCAAGCTGGGCTTGTTTTGCGAATAAGTTAAAATCAGAAGGGGAGATATACCCGTAGTTGTTTTTATTTAAAATAGAAAGAACTGTATTTCTTACAGAATTTATCATTTAAAATCTTTTTTTTACAAAGATAAGCAAAAAAAAAGAGCACCTTTAAAAAGTGCTCTTATCAATTGTTTAAAAGTTAAGCTCTTAATAAATATTAATAGCTATAATCTTATAAGGGAGAACATCAGCATCAAAAGAAACTTCAGTCCATTTTGTAGTTAAAGCTTCTACCATTGAATCTTCAATCAAATCTCTTACATCTTCAGAGTTGTTTGGAGAACCAGGGAAAGGAACTGGAGTGTGTGTTAGAGTTATCATATCAGATGCGCTTGCTCCAGTGTCATAATGAATGTCACAAGTACTAGCAGTAGTTTGCTCAATTAAAGTAATATCTGTTAATGAAACTAATTGTCTATTATTAACACTTCCTGAATGAATATAATATTCTTTTCCAGATACAATAGGCAACGCCCCTGCATTTGATAATAATTTTAAATCAAGATTGTTGTCATCTATTTTAGACACCACTTCGTAATAAATGTCATCAGTTGATTGATGAACAATATCACCAGGCATTACATAAGCAAATAAGCTACCAGTGTCAGTTAAATCTGCAGAGCCAACTGGCGTTACAGAAGTTTGAGCTGATAAACCTGCTAAAGAAGGATATACGGGTAAGTTTAAAAACTTTTCCATAACTTAAGCTATTGCGATATTACTTACTGCTTTTGTAAGTTTATCCATCTGTAAAGAAACTAAAGTCCATGCTTCAGATAAAATTTCAACTACTCCACTTTGAATGGCATCTCTCATAATTTCACTTCCAGCTGCATCAGCTGCATGAGTAATAGTTACTACTTTTCCTCCACCATAAGCTATGGTTACTGTTGTTGTCGAAGCTTGTTCGATTAGTTTAATGTCGTTACATGCAACCAATTGATTTTGTTGGTTGGTAACTGGTATACTTAAAAACTTTTGCATTGTTTAAAAAATTAAGTTGTTTATAAAATACAAATATAATGCATTTATTTTAATTGACTTTTTAAGTATTTAAATACTTCTAAACCATCGTCACTCTGTAAATAACTTTTCGTTACATGTATTGGATCTTCTCCAAATGGAACAGAAACTAGTTTTCTTTTCTTGTCTTTAGTGTTTAAATAAACATCTTTGTTTTTATTCCTCATAGAAACAAGGTTTAAATCAAACATTTTCATTATATCAGACTCTAACTGAATGTCTGGGTCACCTACAATATTTAACAAGTATTCAGGATCGTGTTTAGCTAAAACCAATATGTCTCTTTTTATTTCTGTAGAAGTTAATTTTTCTGGCTTAACATTATAAGCCACTCTAATTACGTTTTCCATTGTTGAAATACTCATTTTACTTGCCAAAAGTAAAGCCTCAGTTTCCATATTCAAAATCTCTAACTCTTCTGCAGCATCTTTTTCAACATCTATCTCCTCGAAAGTTTGACCATGCCTAGGGTGGATTGATAAAAAGTGCTGTAGCACTGGGTTGTTTTTTGAAACGTGTAACATTCCATTTTTAAATATTATTGGTTCTAAAATAACATTTCCATCCTGCTCATCTTCATAAGGGGTTTTGGAGTTTGACGCATAACGAAGAGCTCGGTTGGAGTTTCCATCGAAATACATTAGGGGACTTCTTCTGTTATTTTGAGATTGCAGGATATAAGACAAAGGAGACATCTGTCCTTTTAATTTGTATATTCTGTCTTTAAGAGGTAATTCTTTTTTCATTTTAATTTGATTTGATTTATTAATAAAAAAGAGGAGGAGTTTATCTCCCCCTCTTGGTATTTGTTTTATTTCTTATGAAGTAAACAACACAAAGTTGTTAGCTCCCATTACACAACAACATCTTTCAGATAGGAAGTTTATTTCCATAGCATCAAGATCTGATGTTCTTGCTCCACCAGCAGAACCAGTAGCCCAAGTTTTGTAACGTCTGTCTTCAGTTTCAGAAGCTCTATATCTTACATGTAAGAAAGGTCTCTTAGCGTTTTTACCAAGAACTTGATCGTACACATTAGTTGAACCAGCAGGAACTAATAAACCTTCAATTGACAAAGCAGCTGTTGGTAAATTACCTCTCATTGTTGGATCATTTAGATATTTCCAGTCAGATTTGTAAAAATCATAACCTCTTCTAAATCCAGTGAATCCTAAGTTAAGTGCCATTTCTTCGTCATTGTCAAACAATCCGTAAGAAGTACCACCAGCACCATAAGAATTTTGTTTTGCTAACATATCATCGATATCGAAAGAAAGCGCTCTATTTACGAAAATTACATTTTCTTCAATAGCTCCTTCATTATCCAATACTTTGATAATATTATCTACATCACTTAAGTTTACTAATGATCCAGCAGCAACATTACCTCTAGTTTCTACAGCGTGGAATACACCTTCAGAACCAGATTTTCCAGCAACACCAGCAGCAGCACCAACACCTTGTAGGTAATCAGCAGCACCAGACGCAGCGTCAGCAGGAACAGCTTCAATCATAGCAGTCTCTAAGTAATCATCAAAACGTAGTCTTGTTTCATGTTCAGCTTTTAAATACCATAAGTATCCAGTTGCACCATTTTCTGTAGTTACTTCAATCCATCCAATTTGAGCCATATCAGAACCAGATACAATGTACTTGTCCTTTAGGATAATTGGTTTGTTGTCTAAGATAGTATCAGAAGGCTCAACAGATTCAATCATTCCGTTTGTACCTTTGCCGAATTCAGAACCATAAATAAATACAGTACATGTAGCATTCTGAGCCATTGCTTGACCAGTAGCTTCGTAGAAACCAACAGTGAAAGTTCCAGCAGCATAATCAACAGCAGTAATAATAGCTTTGTTTTGAGCAGCAGAAGCGTTATCTGTAACAACAACAGTTTGACCAACTCTAGCAGCAATTTGACTAGCTGTACCAGTTAGTGGTTGATTAGTTGGAACCAACACATCATTTACTAAGAATGTTGCGTTGTCAGCAGCAGCTGCTGAATTTGCATTTACATTAGTATATTTAATGTGTAATCTTCCTTGT